GACCGCGGTCAAAGAATTGCTCGCGCGTCCCAATGATAGCGCGGTGGAGCTTTACGGCACGAAAGCGGCATCGCGGATCCAGCAAATCTTCAACCAAGCCGTCACGACGATCGCGCTCAAGATCGCCGAGGAGCATTGCCGCACACCCGAGATCGAAAACGAGATCAAGCGGCTCCTCGTCGAGGCCGTCAATAAAGCCTTCCACGCGGACGGCGCACAAGAGCGACTCGTCGAGCGGATGGCCGACGCGGTCCGCAAAGCGATCACCGGGGATCGCTATTGATGAAGATCGCAACCGGGCTATCGCTCCCGCCGGAGGCCGTCACCGAAACATTCGGGCTCCTCGCCGCGCGGGGAGCGGGTAAGACCAACACCGCGCGCGTCATCGCCGAGGAGATGTTCGCGGCCGGGCTTCGCTTCGTCGCCATCGACCCAGTCGGATCGTGGCCCGGTCTGCGGTCCTCGCGCGATGGCAAAAAGAGCGGCATCCCGATCCCGATCTTCGGCGGGAAGCATGGCGATGTCCCGCTCGAGCGCACCGGTGGCAAGCTCGTCGCGAGCCTCATCGTCGAACAACATTTGAGCGCCGTCGTTGATGTGTCCACGTTCGAAAGCGAGGCCGCGCGAAAGCAATTCCTTCTCGACTTCGCAACCGAGCTCTATCGCCTCAACGAGGAGCCGTTGCATTTGTTTCTCGAAGAGGCGGACGACTACATTCCACAAAAGCCAATGCGCGATGAGGCGCGGCTTGTGCGCGCGTGGTCAAACATTGTGCGCCGCGGTCGAGCTCGCGGCCTCGGGATCACTCTGATCACGCAACGGAGCGCCGTCGTCGCCAAGGACGTGCTGACTCAAGTCCAGACGTTGATTGCCATGCGGACGACATCGCCGCAAGACCGCAAGGCCGTCGAGGCTTGGGTCCAATACAACGACCAGAGCCGCGACATTCTCGAAAGCCTTTCGAGCCTCGAAGATGGCGAAGCCTGGATCTGGTCGCCTCAGTTTCTCAAGGTGACCAAGCGCGTCCGCTTCCGCCTTTCCAAAACGTTCGACTCGGGTGCGACTCCGACGGTTGGCAAGCGACGACGCCAGCGGACGATCGCCGATGTCGACGTCACCGCGATCCGCGGCTTGATGAGCGCGACCATCGAGAAAGCCGAGGCCGAGGATCCGAAGTTGCTCCGGCGCAAGCTCGCCGAGCTCGAAAAGCAGAACAGGGCGTTACGCCACCCGTACCCAACGCCGGAGCCCGTGATTGAACGCGTCGAAGTGCCGATCCTCACCGACGAGGCGCGCCGCGAGATCATCGACCTCAAGCGATCGATCCTCCACATCGGCAACCGGATGACCGAGCTCACCGACAAGATCGGGGCGGCTCCGAACGCGCCGAGGGTTTTGCCCAAACCGGCCCGCGCGAGGAGCTCCAACGGTAAGCCCGAGGGAGCGGGGACGGTGCTCGCCAAGGCTCCGCCGGGCTCCCGCACCGCGAGTCGAGTTTTGCCCAGTGGGCCGGTCGATCGCGGCATGAAGAAAGCCGAGCGGAAGATCCTCACCGCTCTCGCTCAACATGGGACGCTGTCATTGACTCAAGCGGCCATGATCGCCGGCTACCGGCCGACCTCTGGCGGCGTCCGTAACGCCGCGAGCGCCCTCCGCACCATCGGCTATGTCGAGGGCTCCAATGCATCGCTCGACGTAACTGAGAGCGGCCTCGGGGCCCTCGGGCCCGTCGAGGAGCTCCCCACCGGCGCGGCCCTCGCCGATCGTTGGTATGGCCAACTGAAGAAAGCCGAGCGGGAGATCCTCAAGGCCGTCATCGACGCCTATCCGGGCACCGTCTCACTCGCCGAGGCGGCCGAGATCGTTGGCTACCGTCCGACGTCGGGCGGTGTCCGCAATGCCGCGAGCAAGCTTCGAACCCTCGCGCTCATCCTCGGCGGAAACACCGCGATGCGCGCGGCTCAAAGGCTGATCTCATGACGGGGCAAACGGAGCTCGATTTCGACGCGCCACCGGTGACGCTCACAACGCGCGACACGAGCGTCGCGGCGTACCACGCGATCGAGTCCGAGGGCCTGTTGAGCGAGTGGCGGTTGCGCGTCTATCAAACCGTGTTCCGTCACGGGCCGATGACGAGCGGCGAGGCTTTTCAAATGATGCAAGGCAAGCTCCCCTCCGACGCGAGTCCGTTGTCACAATCGCGCGCGCGCTTCACCGAGCTCCGCGATCGTGGCGTGCTCAAGGAGACCGACGAACGGCCTTGTCGAGTGTCGGGCCGGATGTGCATTGAATGGGACGTCACCTCGGCCTTGCCTCACGATCCGATCGGACGTAACAAGCCACCAACGCGCGCCGAGTTTCGCGAGGCCGCCATCGAGCTGCGCGCCATGTTCCGCGAGCGCGGTGACTTCTCGCCCGAGTTGCAACGCGTCTGTCAATGGATCTCAGCGAAAGGCCAGTGATGACCGAAAAGAATACCTCAGCATTTTCAGCACAGATCGTTTTCTGTTTCATCGGGGCCGTCGGCGCCTGGACGATGGGCGCGATCGCTATCGGACGCGGCATGGTCGATTGCGAGTGCCCTGAGCAGAGCTCGACGCCGGTCGCCGCGCCCTCGACGTCGACATCACCGCCGAAGCCCTCGACGTCGCCGCCACCGCCGGAGCGTTGGCGTTTCGTTTCGGATCCGTCCAAGGTCCTCGGCCGTTGGGTCGATGCCGAAATTGGAACCGCAACCAAGGACGGCAAGATCGTCAACGGCGGGATCGAGATGACGTTCGAGGCCCGCGGCTCGAAGAGCAAGACGCCTTTCAACGTCAAGTTTTTGGCGCCGGACGATGGGCACATGAGCTCCGAAACGATCGGCGGCGGTTGCGGGTTCTATCCGCCGGAAGGCTCCATGGCCCTGACACCGATGACCGCGTTTTGTCGTGGGTATGGCCTCGAGGATCGACTCGAAACCAAGATCACCATCGAGCGCCGCGCCGATCGGTTGAAGTTTGCGATCGATGGCGTGCTCAGTGGCGAGCTCGTCAAGGGCGAGTGATGCGATGCACTGGAAGTGGGGAGATTTCGTCGCGCTACGGAAACGGCGCGCGAATGAAAAGTGTGAACCGGCTGGCTTCAGGACTGGGAAGCGAAGCAAGCGCACCTCGCGGCGCATTCGCAAAGCTAAGGATCGGCTCGTGAAACTATTGAGACGACATCGACGCTTCAGCTCAGGAAAGGTATGACCGAAAATGCGAGGTTTCAAACCGGATCCGGTCCTTTGGTCGAAGATCAACCAAGCGATCCTCGACGAGAACGCGGCGACCGTGATGGTAACGATGATCTCGGGCTTGTGCGCGATCATCCAGTCGTCGGGAGTCGTCACCGACGAGGATCACGCGCGCGCCCATCTCGCCGCAATGCTCATCTCGCCCGACAACCGCGAGGGCGTTGGGTCGTTGCGGGAGATGATGGAGATCGAGCTCAAAACGCTCGATGACGGGAAGTGGATCACGTGATCACCCGTCGCGCGATGATCGTCGGTTCGGTGGCGAGCGTTGCGAGCTCGATGGTCCACGGTGTGCCTACAATGGACCACGTTAGGCCTACATTCGGCCGACCGTTGATCCTCGACATCCTCCGCGCTCAGTTGGAGATCGAGCACTACTTTTTTTGCGCGCTACACGTCGAGGTCCCTTGCGACAACCTCATCAACATCACGATCGAGGCCGGCCAATACGCGCGCCTTGAAACCATCGAGCTCGACATCGAGGTTGTCGAAGCTACAAAATGAAAAGTGCCCCCCCACGCTCCCGGAGGTGACCGGTTACGTGAGGGGGCTGGGCTCGACCCAAGTCGGAGCTTGGGCGAGGGAGTTTGCAGGCTGGCTATTTTCTTTTCGCGTCTAGTTCTTTGATGATTCGAAGTCTTTCGCGCATAACTTGGCTCACGAGCTCAGGCCGCTTGAGCTGTCGCCACTGGCCGCGCTTGGTCTGTTGCATGCCGCACAAAATCTTGAGTTTGGGCTTGTTGAAGCCTTGGAAGCTGAACAGCCATTGCCAGAACAACGCGCCCCCGACTTTCTCGCGACACATGTCGCGGTTGATCGTGATGTAGCGCGCGCCGGTTTGGAGGTTGGTCCGCCAATCTTCGAGGAGCTGTCGCCGCTTGTCGCATTCGGGAGTGAATCGGCTTTTTTGACACTCGGGATAGTTGCGCAAACGGATCTGGAGGATCCCAACGTACTCTTCGCGGCCGACGACGTTTTTGGCGTGAGGCCTCCAACGGCTTTCAAACTCGCCCATCGAGATCATCGTCACCGGATCGAAGTGATGCTCGACGGCGAGCCGACTAATCACGCGGGCGTATGGGCGCGCGACCGCGTCGGACATGTTCGGGATCGCGCACTGCAAAGCGGCGATGATGTAACTAAGCGGTCGGATCATCTCGATAGTGCGTCGGCGTGTTTCCGAAGTCGCGGATCCGGTCGAAGAAAGTCGACTCGAAGTCGGCGGCCTCGTGGCTTTGCTTTGCCTTGAGCTCGGCGGACTCCGAGGCTTGGTGCAATTCGAATTGTTCGACGAGGTGTTCACCAACGCGGCGATGTTGCGAGCAAAGGCGAGCCGCGCTCGTGTCGTAAGCGACGATCGCGCGCGTGCCTTGCCCGTATTGGCTCCCCGCATCGCCATCGACGAGCGCGCCGATGATCGCGTTGCGTCGCGACTGTGCGGCGATGGGGACGGGATCGGTCGCGACTTGGCCGCACGCGACACACGTCGGCACCTCGGGCGGATTTTCTTTTTCGTGTCTGTTTTGACGAACGACGGACCACACGAGCGCGCCGACGGCTGCGATGCCGACAAGGAGCATCACGATTGTCTGGATATCTGGCATGGAGAAACCCTCCGAGGTTGCTCAGGTTTTGAGTTTGGAAAAAGCTACTTAGGGGACACTGGCACTGGGCGAGCCGGCGCCTGCGGTGGCGCTGCCTTTTTTGCGGCCGCAAGTTTCCGCTCGATCTTCGCGATGGTCACGTCCGCCAGAGCTGACGCTTCGAGTGCGGCCTTCTCGTCGAGAGGTTCGAGGCTAGCTGACGCCTTGGCGCCGCGCGATTGCGCTTTGGCGGCGGCGAGTTGTGCTCCGTAAAGGTCGCGATCCAGTTTTTGTTTTTCAAATGCGCGCCGTTCGGCCTCGTATTCCCGAAGCGCCTGTTCTTCGATCCTTTGCTGCATATCGTAGGACGCTGCCGCTTCACGATCGAGCGACCCACCGACGAACACCGTAGGCACACCAACAACGGTGAGCGCGCCGAGGAGGATGCCGCCGATTTTCTTCCACGGGGTTTCGGTGATCGCGCCGTTGGCTTGCTGGATCCGCGACTTTGGAGGCTCGTCCTCCTTGTCGCGGATGCGCTCGACGTCGTTCTCGGCTTTTTCAACGCGCTCGGTGACGCTCTCGACCTTGGACTTCACTTCGCCCATGTCGATCTTGATGCCGGTCATGGTCTTATCGAGCGCGCCGATCTTGCCGTGGAGCTCCTTGCGATCTTCGCGTTGCTCCTTGCGATCTTCCTCGCGCGTGCGGCGTAGCTCCTTTGCGAATTCTGCGATCTCGGTCATGCCGCCGCCGCTTCCGCGAGGCCGGTGCGCCAGTTTTGCATTTTCGACATCTCAGCTTCGAGCTCCTTGAGACGGCGGTTCATCTCGTCGAGCGTGCCGGTTTCAATCTCGCCCGGAGGTGGCGGTGCGAGTGTCTTGTCAGAGCTCGCGCCAACGAACGCCTCGACGACCGGCATGAATTGACGATAGAGCGCCAAGACGCCGCCCCGGCCGTTGCGGCCGTCGTAATAGAGATCCGGCGGTGCGGTGAAGTAGCCAGCGCGATAGAGCTCCGTCACAAATTCGTAAACGTCCGCGTCATCACCGTCGGCCTCGACGATCGCATCCCAACAATCCTGATAACGGTTTGGCTTGCCGTTGTGCGGCGTCGTGTCGACACCGAGGAATCGGCAATAGTCGCGCACTCCCTCCTCGAGCGTGGGGAACGCGCGAAAGTTGGTCCGCGGATCCTTCGGCGTGTACCACTCGACAACCCATTTTCCATCGCGCATGATCCGCTCGTTGCACTTGAATTGGCAAACCTGGCCACGCCAACCGCGACCGGGTCGGATGTTGCCGATGTTGTTGTTGAGGATCGATTTCCAAGCGCCGGTTTCGAGCGCCGATTGAGCGACGATGAGACAGAGGGACGCCGCGTCCGGTGCGTCGCCGGTGATCTCCGCGTAGCACTTCGAAACGTGAGGCATGAGATCGCCCGCGCTGATCGACGTGTTGACCGTCTTGACGATTTGAAACTTGCTCATGCTTTCCTCGGCGGGTGTTGTGGGTGGGGTGTTTCGACCTTGGTGATTTCGTCTTGCGGCGCGCGCGCGAGGACCTCGTCGATGCTCCCGATGAGCACGTTGAGATCGACGCCTTTCTTTCGAAGGTCATCGAGCGCGTCGAGGGCGGCTTTGAGCTCTAACTTTTCGAGGGCCGGCTTGGCTCGCACGAGATCGGGGATGAGCCCGAGGACCTCACGCGCGGTGTCTCGAAGCTGTCGGAGCTCCTCGACCTCGACCTCAACTTTGGACATGTGGATAGTGCGCCATAATTACGACGTAAATACGGCGTAGTTATGCGCCGTTGGGATGGAACACCTTTCCGGCGTCCGGTTTTGCCGTCGCGAAGTATGCAACGATCCCGGGTGTTTCCGATGGAACATGGCAACTTGCTCTTTTTGCCAAACTGACCGCTTTTGCTTGAGCGCTCAAGCTACTCGCAGAGGCCCGCCTCGTCGCAGTCCTTGGCCGCGGTGAGGCACCCGACCGGGTAGCGGATCCCCTCCTTGGCCTCGGCCTTCGAGGCGCCCGCACACTGCTTTTCGCAACGGGGCTGAGGCATGCCGCAACCCTTGCCAGGATCGATGGATTCCAGGTTCTGGCACGCGGACGAACAATCACCCGCGCCATCCGGCGGCGGCAGAGGGGGCGGCTCAGGCTCCGGCGGGGGCCAGGTACAGCCGGCGGCGAGGAGCGCCGCACCTACATACGTCCAACATATATTTGCGCGCCGTGTCATGCCGCCACCGCTTCGATCCCTTTCACGTAGCAGGCAAAGGGAGCTCGACCGACCCGGTCCGGATGGAGCCAGGCGCCACCGTCGATCCCGTAGTTTTTCGACCATGAATTCTCGATGAAGATTTCGCGACGGCCGTCGCTCCGCGTCCGATAGTGTTTGGCGGCGACGATGTGGAGCCCTCGCGATCCCGAGCTCGGCGGCCCAACCATTCCGTCGATCGGTCGGTTGAACGCGTCGTCGGCGGTGACGACGATCCCGCCGGGTTGCTTGAGGTCGAGGCTATCGCACAAGCGATTGACGAGCGCGTCGCCGACATCATAAATCGGCTTGATGTCGACGAGGTAGTTTTGGGCCATTCCTCGGGCGATGGCATTCGGGATCGAGTGGAGCCGATCGCGGTCCGGATCCCACGCGTCGAAAGCGCAAAGCCCATGATCGCGCGCGGCGGTGCGAATCGATCGCGAGCTCACGCCAACGTCCGAAATATTCTCTTTGCCGGAGTCGTGGATCCGCCCCCACGTCCAAGGGAAGTACGGCGACATTTTGATCCCGAGGATCCAATACGCAGAACGCGCGAGGAAATGACCGGTGCAGCTTTGGCCGCGTTGGTTCAAATACCAAAGCGGCTCGTCGATGAAACCGCCGCCATCACTCAACGCGCCGAGTCGCTCGGTGACGCCGTCGATCCGTAACAAGCTGTCATGGACCTCATCCCAAGTCGGAATGTCCATCACATAGCCGGTCTCGAATTCACTCACCGCACACCTCGAAGATCGTCGGCTCCTCGTCGCACTCGCCCGCGCCGGCTCGCACGGTGCCGACAGATTGGTCGGCGGCGAGTAGATGGCGCGCCTCACACGACTTTTGCCAGAGCTTCCAGACTTGGAGCGGATCGATCCCGAGTCGCTTGGCTTCGGCCTGGATCTCGGCTTGGTTGTTTTCGCCGAGGAGCTCGCAAGCGGTCTTGTGCGCGTCGCTGACTTTTTGAAGAGCCGCGCATCCGAACACGATTGCGCAAAGTGCGACCCAAAGGATGAAGCGAGCTAGAACATATTTCGTTGATGAATGCATTTCGTCACCTCGAGTTGAGAAGCGTCCGAAGATTCGGACTCATACCGTCGCCGTGAAATCTTGCGTCACGATGAAGCGCCCACATCGCGGGGTTGTTTTGCGGCCGCCGTTTTCTTTGACCTGCAAATCGTGGAAGTAGTCGCCGACGGCGATGCCCTCCATGACGGCGTCGCTGATCCGGACGGTGATCAGAGCATCGACACCAAGCAACGGATCGGGAGGGCCGGGATCGTCGATGACAACGCCGCCACCGGTCAACGAGACCTGAGCGAGGCCAGGATCCGGATCGGACGCGAGCGCTTTGATCGTGAAAAGAATTTCCTCGGGCGAGACGAGCACCGGATCGGATCCGCGTACCACGCGAAATTGGCGGACGAAGGTGTCGCCGCGTTTGGTTGTGAGGGCGAGGGTCATTTTTTCCTTACGACCTCGGCGGTCATTGGGATCGGTGGTACGGCGGCCGCTGTCATCGTCTTGCGTTCGTCGATTGTTCGCCGGCTGAGTTTCGCATTTGCCGTCGCTCCGACGTTGACGGTGGCGGTGATCGGCTCGGTGAGGACGATCGTGAGATCGGCGTTCGCGGTTGCGCCGACGAGCTCGGTGGCATCGAGGCGGCCATTGCCTTTCAGGAGCGCGTTTGCGGTAGCGCCGACACCTTCCGTCGCGTCAAGGCGTCCTGTGGCATCGAGAGCGGCGTTGGCTTGAGCTCCGACCGCGACCGTCGCCGTCGCGAATGCCTTGCCGTCGAGGTCCGCGGTGGCCGTAGCCCCGACTGTGGCCGTCGCTTCGATGCGACCCTTGGCTTTGAGCGCCGCGGTCGCCGTCGCGCCGACTGGCTCTGTCGCCGCCAGCATCGACGCCGCGTTGAGAGCCGCGTTCGCTGTAGCGCCAACTGTGGCGGTCGCCGAGAGTCGGCCAATGCCGCGAAGGTCCGCGTCGGCCTGAGCTCCAACCACCTCGGTCGCTTCGATGCGACCCTTGGCGTTGAGGTCTGCATTGACCGTGGCTCCGACGTTGACTGTGGCGGTGATCGCACCCGACGCGACGTCGGTGAGGTTCGCGTTGGCGGTAGCGCCGACGCCCTCGGTAGCTTCGAGCCGGCCGGTTCCATTTAGGTCGGCGTCGGCCTGAGCGCCAACGAGCTCGGTGGCTTCGAGCCGACCGGTCGCGTCGAGGGCGGCGTTAGCCGTGGCTCCGACGCCCTGGGTGGCATCTAGGCGCCCCTTGGCATCGAGGGCCGCATTGGCGGTGGCTCCGACGCTCGCAGTGGCTGATAGCCGGCCGGTCGCCTTGAGGTCCGCGTTGGCCGTTGCGCCGACCGGCTCAGTCGCTTCGAGTCGACCGGTCCCGTTGAGGTCTGCGTTCGCGGTGGCGCCGACGGGCTCAGTGGCTTCGAGGCGCCCCCTTGCGTTGAGGTCCGCATTCGCGGTCGCGCCGACCGTGGCGGTCGCTGATAACCGCCCGCGGGCCTTGAGGTCGGCATTCGCCGCGGCTCCAACCGTCTCGGTCGCGGTTGCTCGAACGAAGGGTTTGAGGTCCGCATTCGCCGTGGCCCCGATTGGCTCGGTGGCTTCGAGGCGCCCTCGGCCATCGAGATCCGCATTGGCCGTGGCGCCGACGTTCGCGGTGGCGGTGATGTTGACGGTCGCACTGAGAGCTCCGTCGGCCTGAGCTCCAACCGTTTCGGTCGCTTCAAGTTTGCCGATCGCTTTGAGATCGGCGTTGGCCGTCGCGCCAACCGGCTCGCTCGCGTCGAGAGCTCCTCGACCGTTGAGATCCGCGTTCGCTGTCGCGCCGACCGGCTCCGTTGCATCGAGCGCGCCGGTGCCGTTGAGGTCCGCGTTCGCCGTCGCGCCGACGTTGACCGTCGCTTCGAGCTTGCCGATTGCGTTGAGGTCCGCGTTTGCAGTCGCGCCGACGTTGACCGTCGCGGTGATTGGATCGACGCCATCGAACGGCGCATCGGCAAACGCATCGACGTCGCCCATGAGGTAGTCCATGGACTGGTTTCCATGACCTACGCCGTCGCGCGCGCACGCGAGTACGACTTCAAAAATGTCACCCGCGGCTCCCGCGCTCCACGATACTGATCCAGTCGTGAAAAGATGGATGCCGGTTCCGCTCGCGAGCGATTCGACTTGCGCTTTGGTTTCTTGGTCGGCGCCACCGCCGGCACTTACTCGCGCAAAGTGTCCGACCGATGAGCCTGCGGTCGTGTAACCGAAAGTCAGACCGGATTCGGTCGCGCTGACTTCAATCTGCGCGCGATAATTCCCGGTCGGCCATTGCGTTAGATTTGGCTCACCCGCGGCGGTGATATGCGATGCATAGAGCGCGTCACTGTTGATCCCGAGGTTGCCGCCGAACATCGTGGCGGCAGTGCCCTGGATGAGATCCATCGAGCGTGCGTTGCCCGATGCGATGGTGTGCGGGCCGGTCCGCGTCGGGTTATTTAGGAAGTAGGTCTTTGTTCCGTCAGGAACGCGATAGCGGCCTTGCGAGCGTTGCGGTTTAACGAGGCCATCAACATCGAGCTCGGATGCGTCTAGCCCTTCCGTCCACGCGCGCCACGTTGTCGCCGGTCGCGCGTCGTCGTGTTCGGTGGCCTTCTCGTCGGTAGTCCAAACGCCATGCCGCACGTTTGAAGTCGGCGCTACGAAGTCGCTCCAAGGTTCCGGGTCGCTGATAAAGTCAGAGGCGTCCTCCGCATAGATGACCTTGGTTTGGCGCGTGTTGATCGCGCCTCCAAGGTAACTGTCGGCCGCGAGGGTTTTGAACGTCCAAACTTCGGCGTGACGATGGTCCGCCCAATCATCCGCGTCGTCGTTCCATGCGGTGACGATGATCGTCTCCGAGTCGACGTGCTCGACGTGGTAATGGTCGAATCCTTTCAGCGTTACGCCTTGTACGCAAAGCGCGTAGATCCAACCGATGACGTTGTCGATCGTCTCAGTGCCGGACGGCACTGACTTTGCTACCGTCGACCCCCATGCGGTCGAGTCAACCTCGTCGTATGCGGCGACCGTCGCGCGGGTCCACTGAATACAAAGCCGCATGGCTAGTCGACCTCGTCGGCAGTCATTGGGATCGGCGGGATATGTTCGGCCGTCATGAGCTCGCCTTCGTCCGGCGTCCGTAGACTGAGCGCCGCGTTCGCCGTCGCTCCAACGTTAACGGTCGCTTCGAGCTTGCCGGTCGCATTAAGGTCGGCGGTTGCAGTCGCTCCAACCGACGTCGTCGCCGTTGCGAATGCCTTGCCGTCGAGATCCGCGTTCGCCGTTGCGCCGACATTGGCCGTAGCGGCGATGTTGACCGTGGCACTGACAACTCCGTTCGCCTGAGCTCCAACCGACTCGGTCGCTTCGAGTTTGCCCGCGCCTTTGAGGTCGGCGGTGGCGATGGCGCCAATGCCTTCGGTGGCTTCGAGGCGGCCGGTGGCATTGAGGTCGGCGTTCGCTGTCGCGCCAACACCTTCGGTGGCGTCCAGAGCTCCGCGACCGTTGAGATCGACATTCGCTGTCGCCCCTACGTTTGCTGTCGCCTCGAGTCGGCCTTTGGCTTTGAGCGCCGCATTGGCCGTCGCGCCAACGGGCTCGGTGGCGCGGAGTTGTCCTAGATCGCTCAGGTCTGCGCTAACCGTTGCACCGACATTGGCCGTCGCTTCGAGACGACCGATCGCCTTGAGCGCCGCATTCGCGGTAGCACCGACTGGCTCCGTGGCTTCGAGCCGGCCTCGACCTTGGAGGTCCGCATTGGCTGTCGCGCCGACGAGCTCGGTGGCGGTAGCTCGGACGAATGGCTTGAGCTCGGCGTTGGAGGTAGCTCCGACGGGCTCGGTGGCGTCGAGAACTCCTCGGCCATCGAGGTCGGCGTTGGCCGTCGCGCCGACGGTCGCCGTTGCTTCGAGGCGTCCCCTACCTTTGAGCGCCGCGTTCGCTTGAGCGCCGACGGTCGCGGTCGCGGTGATCGGAGATACGCCTGCGGGAAACTCGATCACTTCGTAAAAGAGAGTTTCCGTGCTGAGAGAATCCGTCGTGTTGGCTTCGACCTCGGTCGTGCTGTTGAACTCAATTGAGCCCATCAAAGTGTTTTGGTCGTTCGCTTCCGTGCTCGATGCGTTGGGCGCCATCGGGCAGTGGGCAAATGAGCGTGACAGAACAACGGCGCTGATCGCATCCGTTCCAACGGTCACACCCGAACCATTTACGATGCTGCCCCGCTGGACAGTGACACCTGCGGCGACGGTAAACTCGACGACAAAAGCATCCAGTTGTGCCGTGCCAGCGGGATCGTCGCGCACGTAGCGGACGGTCGTTGTGTCGAAGAGAAAGCAGACACCCCACTCGTCCGGCTCGTCGCCAAAGTTGTCGAGCTCTTGCGATCCGAAAAGCAGAGTCCGATCGAGAGCTACCGCAGTGATCGTCGCGTCCGCGGTTACGCCTGGAATTGAGAGCGCCTGAACGCGCTCCACGTTGAAGAGTCCCCCCGACGAGGTATCTTCGACTACCCACCAATCGAGCGTGATTGTGTCCGTCGCGGTGTCGCGCTCGAAATGTAGATTCGTGGTGCTCGAAAGCATCGCGCGAATCGAAACGGTATCGTTATCACCGCCGGTGATCTCATAGGTGAAGAGTGCGAACGCCTTTGTGAGATCAACCGCTGTGATCGTCTCGTCATGAGTCGCGGTGGAGAAAGTCGCGCTTCCAGATTGGATCGTTACTTCGCCGGTGTCCCACTCGATGACGACGGCTTGGATGATGAGTTGCCCGACCGTATTTGCGCGGCCGACCTCAAGCCGATTCGGTCCGGTTAGGAACCGAGCGCGAACCATAAAATTTGTGTAGTCGTCTGCTCCGGGCTGGGTGTTGACGGAGATACGCGGCGTACAATCGGCAACGTTGCCGACGGATAGATTGACGGTCGCACTCGCGACACCATCGGCGAGTGTGATCGAATGATTTTCGATTGAGATGACGGCGGCCATTTACATTATGGCGCGGTGGGGCGACGCCCTTGGAACGCCATCACGACGCCGCTGAGTCCCTCAGCTCATGCGTCGTCGATCTTTGCGTGACCGATGCGACGCGAACCGCAGTCCAGGCAAACTGCAACTTGGCCGTTGCCGTGCTTGCCTTGACGCAATTGTAGATTGTCGATGCGGTTGTCATCACGTTTGCCGTTGATGTGGTGAACTGTTTCGGAGCGCAGAAGTGGACGGCCCAGTTGCTTCGCCATCTTTAGGCGGTGTTCCATGACGTAGCCGTGAGCAGTGCGCATGGATGCGAACGGGCTATCGATAGCGACTGCCACCATCATGTATCCAGCAACATGGCGGACCCTTCCGCCTTTCCAAGACCTGTGACTAGGACCACCCATCCTTGGATATTTTGCGATGCCGTTGGCGTGTAGAAGCCGAGAAACGCGACCTTGCGAACTTGAAAGCGACGCTGCGATAACTTCTTGTGACTCTCCGGATTTGTATCGCTTCAAGATTTCCGCGGCATGCTCATCCGAGAATTCTTGGCAACGATTGCCGCGACCCTTGATGACACCACCAACTCTATGAACCGCATCGCGAACTGTCTGGATACTGCACTCATGCCGTTTCGCTAGAACCGTCAGTGACTTCGCTTCTTCGTATTCGGCCGCGAGAGATCTCGCTTGCGCATCATCGAAAAGCCGATAGCCGTCACGCCATCGCTGGATACCGCCAGAAAGATCGACTCCCGCCCGCGTGAGCAATCGATATGCCTGTGTGTGCGAGACGCCAAGCTCACGCGCAACCGCTCGCCCCGTGCCGTGCTCTTCGTAGAGTTTGCGGGCTTTTTCTACATTGTTCATACCGTGGAGTTAAGCGGGCCTGCGGTAACTTTGTCAAAGTGCAACCTGCTAGGCCCGGCTTAACTCCCGTATATCACTCACTAATTCCAGACAATATTGAGGGCGCCGATTGCGAATTCAGGCGTAATTCCCGGGTTGACGATGAGCGATGCGTCGAGAATTCCAGAGACGGTGATCTCAGTCGCGCCGCCGCCGGGCTTGCCCACCGAGAAGTGAGTTTGCGTTTCAGGGCCGGACGTCGACTCTGGGAAGGTGATCGCCGCGACGTTGTCGACCGTCTCAGCGACAACGAGCCAACCGCCGGCCGTCCGCGCAACGCTCTGGCGCGCGTAGCCGGTATATGCCGACTCGTTGGTGGACATCGTTCCGGCCTCGCCGGGGTCGGCGGTGTGCAGCGCGACGTCGAAGGTGGCAATCGGTGATGCCGCCGCGTCGTCGGCGATGTTTGCCCAAGTGACCGCGTTGAAGATCAACAGGCCGAGGGCGTTTTCTGCCGCGTTCGATAGGCTCATGATGGTTTCTCTTTCCTATGGTTTGGCTTACGCCGTTTGTCGCACGGGTTCCGCCGCGCCTTCGTTGGTTTCCTCGTTGTCGGTTTCGTCGCGATCCTCGTCGGTGCCGGCCTCTTTCATTTCCCGTCGCTCGGTCGGAGCTCCGGCGATGCAGCCATAGAACCGGCGAACCTGTAGGAACACGTAAGGATTCAGCGAGCGTTGAGAAGCTGGATCGCTTTTCACGAGCAGCATCGTGGCGAGTAGCGTCGCGTGTGCGACCTCGCGGATCTCCCGCTCGTTGCCTGCCTTGACTTCACTGAATGCCTCAACGAGCTCGGCGACGATCCGATCTTCGTCCTCGGTCCCAATTGGCAATTCGACGAGAATGAAGTTGATGAAAAAGTCTGCGAACGAAAGTAGCTTGACGAGCTTGCCCTTGATCGGAAGGCCTAGCCCTTCGACGTCCGCGTCATCCGGGATGAGCGGATAGCGAAGGACGACTTTCTCTTCTGCTTTTCTGGTCACTGTTTTTTCTCCCTTTGTTGCCCGTCGATCCCATTGACGGATTTACGTTAGCGTGTGTGTCACGTCCGAGCTGTCGCGATACTTGAGAAGCCCATCGGCGCCATCAACGTAAAGAAAGATTTGTTCCGGGCTGCTAGATGGAGCCGAGCTCGGGTTTGTCGTCGCTTCGTCGATGACGATGCCGCCGACCATTCCACCAAACGCGGTTGCTTCCTGCGATTGGAGCGAGACGTTGCCGCCCAGAATGAACGCGATTCCTGTGAGACCGCTGCCGATTGGCGCGCCGCCGCGCATTCCGACATCGCCGCCATCGTTGTTGGTGCCGCCAAGCGCTGCGCCGCCGTCGAAAGACATCGCGACACCCTTCGCGTCGACCGGGTTGCCGACCGCCTTGTGCCTGACGAGTAAGACGTCGACCGGCGTATAGGTGAACACCGTCTCGCTTGCGATGCTCGGATCGATTTTCAGAACGTTGATCCCAGTCGACTCGTCCTTGAACAGAAAAGCACCATAGGTGCCGCCGTTGATGTCACCGAGGGTCGCTTGCCAGTTTCCGCCCGTGCCACTGCTGTCGCCACAGCCGCCGGCCTCCGTGAGAAATGTTCCACCTACGAACGCGCCAGTGGGCGCCGGTGGCGCTGCAAACGTAAAGTTTTTCGCGGATCCCGTTTGCGCAACGGCTGTGATCAATCCGCTTCCACCTTGACCGAGGAACCGCATCGCGCCTCCAAAGTCGGCAAAGCCGGATGGAAGGGCAAGTTGTGTGACGCCCGCGATACTGAATTTAAAAGCAGATCCGGTCGGAAGCAAAAAGTCCATTCCGAGAATTGCGACGTTGTTTTGCCCGTAGGTCAGAATGTCACTCACGGAGACGAACACAGCGCGTAGGTCCCCATCGTCGAGGAAGTTGCGAAACTTCAGCGCCGCGTTATTCGCGCCACGAAACGCACCTGAGATCGCAGGGATTGCGCCGGTCGTAACAAAACCAGTCGTGCGGATCTCGCTGCCCATAAAATTGGCCAGCGCGCTACCGATGTTCATCCGGGGCGTGCCGTCTTGGTTATAGACAAGGCCTGTACTTGAACGTAGCTCGAGATTGCCGCCGATCGACTGCTCACCGATTATGATCGCGCCCGCGTTGTAATTGATGACGTTGAAGTGTCCGGACTCGCCAACGATGAACGCGGAGATTTGAAAGGAGACCGTCCCGCGAATGTCGCCCTCATCCGAAAATGTCCCGCCCGCTTGACTCACTCGGAGATGGTTGCCGCTCGCGATCGTTGCGATACCCGTCTCGAAGCGCGCGATCTCGGCGGACGCGATGTCTTGGATGATCGTGCGGTCTTGTCCGGTGTATCCGTTGAGGACGAGACCGCTCCCCGTCGTGCGGATGACTGGCTCGGTTTGTCGCCTAAAGTCGAGCTCACCGAGCGCGTCGATCGCATCGCCGCCGGTGAGGTCGAGGTTCGTCCCTCCGGTCGCGTTGCTTCCCGGCGCGACCGCGAGCATCGCCGCAAGCGTGAAGGCCGTCGCCGCCCATCGTGAGCCGCCCGCGGTGCGATGACGCGCGATGACGTTGTCCGCGACGTTGCCGGTCCCGAGGCTCGCGTTTTCCCACTCGACGCCTTGGATGGCCGCGACGTTGGTCGCACCTAGAGCTCCCGTGACGTCGCCCATGAGCACCGCCCTCGACCATGCCGTTGGGTCGGTGTCGATGACATCGTTGGGCGGGTCGGTCGTGCATGTCCAAGTCTGGTCCGCGTATGTCGCGCCCTCGGTGACCTGGACTAGCGTGCCGGCTGCGCTTCCTCCGGGCTGATAGTTGAGCGGTCGCGTCCACGCGCCCGCATGCGCGATCCATGGACCGTTTTGGCTGCCCGTCGACTGCGCCGTCAAAGTGACGCCGTCGCCGTCGGTGTCGATGGCGACGGTGTCGACAACATTCGCGAGACCGTTGAGGCTTGCGACGTTCACATCCGCAAGAGCTCGCACCTTGATCAGTGCGGCGCTGTCCGCGCTGAATTGCGTTGAATCGGCAACATCGACCATCCAACCGCCAACACGAGTGGCAGTGTTCGCGCCCGCCGCGACCTCGTCGCGGATCGTTTGCGCATCGGCGAGTGATTGTGATCTTGTAACTACTGCCATGGCTTTACTCGAAGGTAGAATCGAACGACGGGCCGAAAAGGCCGACCGTTTGATAGTCCACGATTGTCACTATCCAGTTTTGCATGGGATTGAGTTTCAGTAAGAGACGCTCGAATTCGAACCGCCTGGAGTTGGGAACGACCGCGGGTGTTGGAAACACGGGCCCCGCGAAATATATGAAGTACGGCCAGAACGCCGGATCGTCGGGGACTTCGGGAGGCGCGACCGGTGTGAGCGTGTTGTTGACGATGTAGCCGACCTCGTTGGCGAGGAACCGGTTGCACTGAGGTTGCCCCGGGATCGGATTGCCAAATGCATCGGTCGCCGCTTGGCACTGAGGCTGGTCAGGGAACGCCGAGCTCTGCTCAGTACCGATGAGCGGCTTGTTCGTGTGAAGCCGAGGATCGATTGCAACGTAAGGCGGACCCGAGCTCCACCAATCGTAAATGAAAACGTCGGTGAAGCCGGCCGCCTGGATAATGCCTTGGATGTAGCTCGGTGACTGGCCACCGGTCGCGGCCCACTCTGCGGCGAGTGCGAGCCGGCGTTGCGGCTCGGTCCCTTGGAGGAACATTCCAAATTGCTCTTCCCACTGCTCGAGCTCGCGCGTCGTCGGTGGGAACACGTCATCAAAAACGTCGTCGATGTATGCGCGCGCATCGACTGGCGCACCGCCCGCAAGGCCTTCGAAAAAACGCCTGAGCGTCTTGTCGATGGTGAGTCGCCAGGCGCGCGCCTGCGGAAGTAGGTGTTGGAATTGTCGAAAGAACGGCATCGAGCTTGCCCGTTATCTCATTGGCAACGCGCGCAACGATCCGAGGACGGTTGCCGTTGGCAATGGCTCAAATCCTGCGAGCACTTTTCCATTGAGTCCGTCCTCTCCGAAGCCCACAGAATTTAGGCGCGTGATGTTCGGCGAGAGTTTTTGGAAGCGCCATCCTGTCACGGTAAGATCCGCGTCGCTCGGTGCAAAAAAGATATGGCCGATGTTCCCGATGTTCCCGCCGATCACCCAAATCCCGCCGAGAGATCCAACGCTTCGTTCGTGCGTGATTGATTGCGCGTTGAGCGGAAGTGCAGCCGGACCGACCAAGACCCAAGTATCTCCATCGGATGACGTGTAGATGTTTCCGAGGCTCGTGCCATACGCGAGAAACTTGTCGAGCTTCGGATTATAGCCGACGGTGTAAGTGTCCGACACGAGGACGCTAGTGATGTCCGCCCATGTGATCCCGTCGGTCGAGCGCATGAGCTTCGTCTTAGCAGCGGACGCCGCAGAGATTACCGAAACGCCCGACTCGCTCACGGCGTGGCTCTCGAGGATGTCGTCGGTGAAAGTCGCGGTAACGTTCGCGGTTCTTAGCGTCCATGTGAGGGACCCGCCGGGTGCGGTCGCTATCCACGCGGCGATGGGTCCGCTAGTGCGTCCGATCGCAATGAACAAATCAGCGCTCGGATCATAGACGATGCTTTGGATGTTGACCGTCGAGCCACCGGGCAAGAGTGTCGTCCCCCATGCGCCACTGATCCCGGTGCGCGAATAGGCTGTATCGTCGTCACCGACCGCGAGCCAAATGTCGTTGGCTCGACTGTGCGCGATGTCTACCAGACCAATGTTGTCGGTCATGCCGCTGCTAGCGTCGGTCCACGTAGCTCCATCATCGTGTGAGATCATCGCCTCATCGCTGAATCCCGCGACCATCCAGACGAGATTTTTTTCTTGCCAGGCCATGCCGCGCGGCTCGATGTCGTTGTTGATCGCGTTGCTAGGAGCTCCGAGCCAGCTCTGCAAATCGCGACCGGCGCCGGCCGCCTCGAAGAGCAATTTGAGCGCGTCGAGGTATTGGCTCGCGCCAACTTTGTCGGGGACGTTCGTCGCCGTGAGCCCGGCTTCGTCCAACATGGCTTGTTGAAAGCCGAACAGATCGTTGACGAGGAGTGCTTCCCAAGGCGTGCCGGTGCCATCGCCAGGGACGGCGACGTTGCGCGCCTTGCCAAGCGGATACGCGGGATCCGACGTTAGGATCTGTCCGGGATAGGTGAGTTTTGGTTCGAGTGCCATCGCGCCTCAAATGTAGATGGGTTGACCGGCGGCTAGCTTTGCCTTTTCGCCGTTGCCAAGCGTGGCGGCCGAGATCGGCAAACCCGCTTGGCTGAGAGTCACGAGAGTGACGGTCCCGCCCGCAGCACTCACGACCGCGTCAACAACGCCGCCGATCGCCGCTGTCGTGATCCGATCGTCGCGTGGAAAAACTGAGAGCCCGAGGATGAACGGCTCGCGTGACCGCATGTGTTCATCGATAGCCGTCGCGATGTCCGCCTTGACCTGGGTTTCATTCTCAACAACGAGGCCGGCGATCGTCACTTCGAAACCCGTTCTTGTGATCGCGAATACATTGACCGCCGCGGTTACCGGCCTTCGAGTTGCCAGGCCCGCAACGTCCAATTGGATGGCATCGAAAACGGCGGTGAGTTGTGGGCCGGTCGGGATACCATCGGGCCCACCGGTCGCGGTGTCGGCCTCCGCGAAAACGTCGACCTCGCCAGGGTTGTCGCTCGTGTAGGGGTAAATGTTGATGATGCCGGCGACTTCCTCACCCCAAACGCGATAGTCCGCATACGCGCCGCCTTGCGGCCTGGCTTGGAATTTCTTGATGATGCGAGCTCGGTAGGCCGCGGTACTCTCGGCGTCCGAACCCGTGATCACTTCCGCGGTGACAACGGCCTCGCGCGCGACGTTTGCTTGCGGGTTTGCAAACGTGACGACGTCGCCCGCGACGAGGTTGCCGATGTCGCCAGATCCATCGCCGCCCTGTTGATCGGATGACGCGACCATGTCGACGGGCTTGGTTGGCGCGTCGAGCGCGATGATGTTCTTGGTGAGGTAGACGATCCCGGTGTTGGACCTGAGCAGTTGGGTTTGTGCTGGGAGGTTTCCGACTTGGTTGGTGACCGTGATGTCGATCGTGAGCTCGGCTTGCACCGCCGCGATCGGTTTACCGATCCCGATGAGATCACCCCACAGCTCGAGCGGCTTGACGAGGATGCCATTGACTTCCGTTTCTTCCAGAGTCGCATGCGCAACGAACATTTGGAGGAAGTTGAAGCCGGCGTATTTGTAGATGAGGATGAAAACGGCAGCGAGCGCCTTGGCCAACACTCGCGAGAACGAGCGTGGCAACAACGGGATCGTCTGCGAAAGCGACGCCTCGAGCGAGGCAATGATCGCATCGTTGATCTGTTGGGTTGTGGGTACTTGGAGGGCCATCGTTTGCGGTCAGTCTTGGTTCAAGTCTCTACCGGTCGCGGTGAACACGAATTGAAAGTCATCGTCACCGATCTCGATTTGGACGTCGATTTTTACGGTGTTGATCCTTGGGATCGTCGCCTCGACGCCGACGAAGGTTGCGAGATCGGTTTCCGTCATCCACGCGAGATCGCGGTTGGCCGCGTCCTCGATGCGCCGGAGGTTAGAAGGGATCGCGGGGATGGAGCGAAGTAGCGATTGGAACTCGCTCCGATAGTGCCTGACTTCCTCGGGCTCGGTCTTGTTTCCCCACCATTCGAGATCCTTGGTGGCGTCTCCGCCGGTGTCGCGCTCATTGCCTCCGAAAAGCGATAGATACGCGGCCCCAACCAAGCCATCGTCTAGCTCAGCTTGGCCGTTCGTATATGTGATCTCGCCGCCATCGTCTGTCTGAAACTGTCGGACGTCCGTCACTGATGCGCCCTCTCAAGATTCAAATGTTTCCAGGATTCTCGATTTACGATCCTTCGCACTTGGGTCCGACCAACTGCGAACCTTTTTGAAAGGCTGCTGATGGTGACTTGAGCGTTATGAAGAGCAATCATCTGGACCACATCGGAATCGGTCAACTTCGCTCGTCCATGCATGGAGCCGTGTGGCGCTCCAGACTTCGCCTTGGTCGACGAAATCTTTCTTTTTGTTTTGTCGGAGTGCTTCTGACCCGTACGCAATTCGGCCAATCGTTGTTTGGTAGCCTCGGAGTGACGACGGCCAATATGCGCAACCGCCATGCGTTTTTTGACAGCGTCGGAGTGAAATTTCCCTAACCGATGAGTATTGCCGATGGCCTTCTTGTTTCCGAGTTGTGCGTCCGACATCTTGGAACGTTGCTCTGATGTCGGACGCCAGCCCGTTGAACCGTTTCCGCCAGCCACCATATTTGTCAGGTCGACTCCAAGTGAACGTGCAAGCGCAATCCAAAAGCGTTCGCGTTCTGCGAGTTGTGCCTCATCGCAGTATTCAAGAATTCGGACAGAGAAACTTTCTCCTTTGTCGCTCAATTCTTGAATCCACTTCGCTTTGTCGGTGTCGTCTTTTCGGTGGCGATGCGCCGCCATACGATCCATCGCGTTGCGCGTTTGGCCGATATATCTGATCCGGCCACAAGGACCTGGCTCGCAGAGCGCATATATGAAAAACATTGTCGCGACGTCTGTCATGAGGTCCTAAAGATGCTCCCGAATGCGGCCCACGCCGCGCTGTTTGAGGACGCCACCGCGACGCCGTAGATTGGCGCCTCTGGGCCGTCCGGTGTCCCTGGTAGGCCGTCGCTCAGTTGGTCCGCGAGGGCCGTACCAAGCTCGCTAGCCGGCCCGGTGTAGCTCCAAAAAGTGAGGCCGCCGACTTCGAGTAAAAGATCGATGTCGGCGATGAATGCAAGCGTTGCGTCGATGTCGAATTGGATCCCGCTGATAGATGCTTCAAGGTCTGTTTGGACTTCGATGCTTCCCAACGCCGCATCGAGATCGATTGAAAGGCCGAAGTCGACGATCGTGCCCGGGTCGGGGAGGTTCACACCGAGCGACACTTCGATCTGAGCTTCGAGCGCGGCCTTGGCTTGCTCGAGGGCGGTGAGGATGAGTCGCACCGGTTCGAGGATTAGCTTTACTCCAACGTTCCAATCGTCGCCGGTGAGCGTGCCGAGGCTTTGAAGTTGCTGTTGGTCGGTCGTGTTGCCGAGGTCTTTGTTGGAGCTCTCGCCGGTGTTGAACCCGAGCGAGAAAGATTCCCACGATGCAAAAAGATTTGTCGCGATGATGAGCGCGTCGATGTTGTCGTTGGGTGCGGTGTTGGCGAAGCCTTGCGCCGTGGCGCTTTCGAGCGTTCGGCCGAAGCCTTCGGCCTGGCCTGAGTAGCTCCAACCCTGGAGGCTCGACGCATCTGCCCCAAGATTAAGATCCGCGACAACCGGTTGGACGAGTGTGATTTGCGCATCGACGAGGCCGAGATTCGCAACGAGCTCAAGATTGGCATCCCCGCTCAGAGAAATCCAAGCGGCCGGATTGAATGCGGCGAGTAGATTCGCTGGATTGAGAGCTAAAGCGAACGCCGCCGCGAAGCCCGCAAGGTTGGGAGGGAAGTCAGCGCTAAATTGGATCTGAGTTTCGATCGCCGCGGTGAGCCCCGCGATGTCGCCGGTGAGTTTGGTGACGTCCGCGGTGAAGGCGACGGTCGAAGCGCCCAAACCAATGTTCAGGGCCGAGACCGGCAACGTGCCGACGAGCTCGATGCCCATGCCTCACCCTTTGACTTTCGGATTGCCGCTGATCCCTTGTCCCGCGGCGAGGATACCGCCGGTCGGCGATGCGTGGATTGGCAGAACAGGCGTCACAGGGACCAAGCCCGCAACCATCGGCGGCACCGTCACTGCAACGAGATCACCGACGCGCATGATGTCGGCGCCGGCCGCGTCGCTCAGTCTCACATCCGGGCTGTCTAGGTTTACGACCGGAGACTTGATCGACGTCGCAACTGTCATGTCAATCGCGAGCGTTCCGTCATTTTTGAGCCAGAGCTCCCCGACTTCCTCGCCCGTCGAGGCGTCGCGACAATAAAGCCGCCGCTCGCCTTGGCTCGCCTTGCCTCGTTTCTTTGGGTCGGCGTAGCCGGTGATGTGTTGGGAGTTGGTGCCCGGCGAGTCGCCGGTTGCCATGATGTCGCCCGTGAGCGGTTGTGCATCGACTCCGGTGCCGTCGAAGTGTTGAGCGGTGAAGGCCGCACCGCCACCGGGATCGCCTTTGACTTGTGCGATCTCGTTGGTTCCAACCGTCTCACGGATGAACTCTAGGACTGTGGCTATTCTTCCCATGGTAACTCACTGGGGAGCTCGCCGCTAAATGCGCCGGGTAAGACGAGCTCGAGTGTTGCAACCTCGGTGTCGGCGTCTTGATTCAACTTCACCGACCTCACTAGAAACTCGGTCTCGCGATAGATCATGGCGTCCGGCGCGTGGAGGGTAACTGTCGTGTTTTCTTTCCATAGGTCGCCTTGAGGATCGCGCCACGATGGGATCGGCCCGATCGCGAATGAGACCGCATTGCCGAACATTCTACCCATCTTCGCTTTGGCGGCGGCCTCCGCGTCAGCGTCGTCGGTATCTTCGACGGTGAAAGATCGCGGCCGTAGCGTTTTGCGTAGGAACGTATTGAGCTCGGTGAACCTTGACCCGGCTTTGCCGTTTTTGGCCGGAACGAATGCGGTCAATTCTGAAAAGTAGTCTTGCGGTGAGAACGATGGCGACACCGAGGGCAACGGTCGCTCGTTGTCTTTGAAGCGCGCCACCGGTGAGCCAACCTCTATCGACCTCCAACACAATAGTTTGCCCTCGGGCGTGTTCGAGATGACGAGGTTTCGTTGCTTCGCAAGCTTCACCAAAAGACCGTGCGGCGTGTCTTGTGGGGTGAGCTCCACCTTGTCGAAGCGCGCGCCCTCCTCAGCGCGGAAGTCCACGCCGATGTTGAACGCGCGGGCGAGTTTGAGTGCAATGTCTCTGAGTCCGAGCTTATTGAACTCGGTCGGGACTTCCGCCGGTGGCTCGGTACAATCCTCCATCACCGCCGGGAAGGCATAGCCCGCACAAGTGACCGTGCGCGCGTCCGGTGTTTTCTCCGGCTTGATGTCGACAAGCGTGCCGGTGAACACGCACTCGGTCCCGACAAAGACCTCCATGCCTTTGAAACTGAACGGCCGAAACACCTCGCGCAATTCCTTCCGCTCGGCTTCGAATGGTGCGCTGAATGATACGGTCGAAAACGTATCGATCGATCTAACGATCTCGACGCTCGTCCAAAACTTGAAATCGGCACCACTCTCGAAGATGCTGCCAGTGTTCGGATCGATGATCCGGATCGTGACTTCCTCCATCGCTCACGGATCCGGATAGTAGCGGATGACTCTGCCACGCTTGAGCTCAAGGATCTCGCTCCCGCTGAGCTCATTGGTGTTGATGAGGAAGTCGAGGCGGTCGTCAACGCTTCCGTAGACCTCGGCCGATAGGTCGATGATCGTGCGCGCGCGGTCGAGGACGATGACGCGCTCAGGAACGAGCGAGAACGAAACCTCAATGAGAAAGCCAACCGACAGAGCCACCGCTTGGTGAAGCGCTTGATACCCCTCGCCGGTGTCGAGCTGGAAGTTGCCAAGCGCGGGGATCGCTTCGAGCGCGGTGAAGCCGGGCTCACGAAACTCGGTCCATGCGTCGAATTGATTTTGGACGGCCTCGGCGGCTTCGATGGCGTCCGGCTTCGTCTCGAACGTGTTGTTGAGGACGGATGAGACGCTACCAGCAACCGCCGAGCTCGCATGTAGATCGGCCGTGTGGAAGTCATTCGCGACCCTTGTGGTCAACGACTGATTCGCGGTGCCTGGCAAAAGCGAGATCGCCGGATTGCCGGCATCGGATCCGAAGATGCTGTTGGCTAGATCGCCGTATGCATCGAGGCGCGATTGGATTCCCGCGAGCGCGCGCGCGGGAAGCGTGATCATGTTCGAGATTTGTTGCGCGAGCTGCAACGGTTGGCCAATGAGAATGTCGAGGCCAAGATTGATGTCTCGTTGGATGGTTCGAAATTCGCGGGTGACGCTTAGCGTAGCCTCAGAAACATCGCCCAACGCATCGCTAACGCTCAACAGGAAGTCGCGGATCGTCGCCTTCGTCGAGGCCTCTTCGAGTGCTCCGGCGAGGTTCATGCTGTTTGCCCACTGTTGAGCCTCGGCCAGATTGAATCCGGCGAGCGCCGCGAGGATCTCGCTTTCGGCACTCTTTCCAGCGGACGGGAAGATCGCGCCGAGCGTTTTGAAAAACGTTACCTCGACGACCGTTTGATTCGCCGCGGTGACGAGATCATCGCGTCGCACAATCTCACCGAACGGCACGACATTAAATGTCCCGTATAGCGGATGCTGCAACTTGCCAACGCCGCGCTCGAGTAGCGACTGCTCAAAGGCCGTCGCAAATAGATCGTGTTGCCCACCGCTGAAAAAGCAGCGCAACGGATAGCGACGAGGACCCGATCCGTTGTCTTGAATATACGCGCCGTCGACACCGGGAAACTCGAAGGCGGTTGTCCGCTTTCGGTTCAACCGGCGGACGTCGGTGAAATCGAAAGTGATGCGCGTTCCGCCTGGCGACGTGTACGCGGCCTCGCGCAAACGATCTTGCCAAGTGTCGCGGTCGATACCACTGAGCCCGGAGGATCCGGGGAGGATCGATTGAGTCATCTCAGAGAGCTCCGCTCTGTTGGAGCTTCAACGATCCGGCGCCCTTTGGTTGCTTGGTGATCTGAGCTCGCCCGGATTGGTCGATGATCGTCACCTCGCTCCGTTGGGTCTCGGTCGACTCGGTGATCGCGCGCGAGGTCACCTCGCCCGGTGTCACGACTTGTGGATCGCCACCTTGCGCGGCGATGGCCGATTGAGTGAGACCGCTGAGGAAGCCCTCGAAGGCCTGGAGGCGCGTATTCGATGCCGCGATGGCTGCGCCCTCGCGCGCGATCGTGTCGTCAAATTGCTGGGCTGACGCCGCGCTCATCTCCTGTTGGAGGTTCATCGCTTTTTCAAACTCGGCGTTGGCGCCAACCACGCCTTCTTGGCTTGCCAAAAGACTATCGAATGACGGCCCCAACTTTGCGTTCGCGGCTCCGATGTCGAATTGCTGGCCGAGCGTACCGGCTCCGGCGCCTGCACCGGCAACGGCTTGGACTCGGCCAACAACCTCCTCGCCTTTCTTCCGTCCAACGCTCGTTTCGAGTTGTCGCTCACCTGCGCGCTCGCGCGCCTTGCGGTTTTGGAATTCGTCGATCGCTTCGAACGGGCTGAAAGTGCCTTGCTCGAACATCTCCGAAATCGTGCCGGTGATGCCAAGGCCTTCTGTTTCGGCGGCGAGTTTGTTGAGCTGATCCCAGATTGCGATGAGAGACAACACAACCGCCGTGAGCGCTAGAACGCCGGCCACGACAACGCCGAGGCCGATGCCGGCCGCAACCTGAAAAGCGAACATCGCGATCTTTCCAGCGAAGAGCGCGGCGTTATACAGCCACACCGCCGCCGTCGCGAGCGCAACAAGGCCTTTCCAAATGAACAGCGCCACGGCCGCGGCCTTGATGGCGATCGTCATCACAAGCCAAACCGCGACACCGGCGCCGATCGCCTTGAGGACAAGGACGATCCCGTCCATGTTCTCGCGTGTCTTTTCGAGGAAACTGACAAACTCAGATTGGATCAGCTCGTCATTCTTTTCGATCCACTTCGTCATGCCTTGAATCATGGCGCGCAAGGGTCCGCTCTCGGTGTCGAATAGTTGGATCTTGACGCTGTCCGCGGCGGCCTCGAGTTTCAACAAGTCGCCGGTGAGCGTGTCCATCCGGATGTCGGCCATTTTCTTGGCGGACCCGCCAGCCTTTTCGAGCTCCTTGGTGAGCCTCTCCAACTTGCCCGTCTCGAAGAGCTTCGACAAATTCGAGGCCGCCTTTTGACCTCGAAGGCCGACGAGCTCGGCGAGGAAAGCGACTTGCTTCATATTGCCGCCGGACTTCTTGGCGCCCTTCGAGAGGTTGGCGAGGATCTCGTTGAAGGGGAGCGCGTTGCCGGCGGTGTCCTCGAATGCGATCCCGAGGTCCTTGAACTTTTTCCGCAACGACTTCGAAGGCGCGGCAAGCTTCGTCAACATCGTGTTCATCGCCGAGCCTGCAACGCTCGCGTCGAGGCCGACATCTTGGAGCGACGCGACACCGGCGACGACGTCGGTGAGCGGAATGTTCAGTTGCCGCGCTGTCGACGCGACGTTTTTCATCGACTCGCCGAGCGTCCCGATCGTGCTGTTGGTGCGCGCCGACGCGAGAGCGAGGACGTCCGCGACGTTGCTGGCCTCGCTCGCTTCGAGGCCCATGCCCTTGAGGACGTTCGAGACAACGTTGGAAACCTCGGCGAGCTCCAAGCCAGAGGCGGCCGCGGCATCGAGCACACCGGGGATCCCGCTCATGATCTCGTTCGTCTCGAAACCGGCGCGAGCCATGATCTCCATCCCCGCGGCGACTTGCGTTGCGGTGAATTTCGTGGTCGCGCCTAGCGACTTCGCTTGGTCCTCCAACGGTTTTATTTGGTCTCGCGTTTTCAGCGACACCGCGCCGACGTTGGTGATCGCTTGCTCGAAGCTCGCCCCGGTCCGCCCAATGTTCAACAATGCCGCGCCGGCCGCCGCTCCCATAGCCGCCGCCGCGATGCCGGCTTTTCTCAGCCCGGCACCGACGCGCGCAGACACGCGGCTCATACGACGAAGGCCCGCCTCCGCCTTACGCGTGAAGCGGGCCACCCCTCGCGACATCTTCGCGATCGGTCGACTGAAACGATCTCGCGCCTTGAAGATGGCTTCCACGGAAAACCTACCCTTGGGCAATGATCGATCCCTTTCTCAATTTCTCTTATGCGGTGATGACTTGCAGATTCCAGGGAACGTGAAGCCCCCATGCCGTGCTGCCGCGTAACGGCACGATGTGATCAACATGATGCGGCACGCCCGTCTCATTGGAGAGACGGTATGCCAACTCATACAGGGCCAAAATCTCGCGCTTGAGTTTGTCGCTCAACCACTGCGGAGACTGTCGGATCTTCCGAGCCTGATACATCTTGTAATCCGCTGTGCATCTTGCGCGATTCCGCTTGCGCCATTCTGCTCGGTACTCTTGTTCGCTCGCTAAGTAGCTCCCATCTAGCCGCTTTTCTCTCTTGGCTTCCCGAGAGCGTCTTTTCGCGCGTTCTCGGAACGCTGCGTCGTTGGCATACCTACGGTTTTGCGAACCGCGCTGTTCTGCGAGTACTTGTTCTCGGCAACGAATCCGCCTCTCAGCAGTGTAACGGCGATCCTCTTCTTTGACGACGACCGACGCGCGCCGCTCGCGATTTGCAATTCGCCTACAAGCTAAACACCTGTTGTCGCGCGCGCTGCGTTCTGCAACGTGTCCGAATCTGCACGGCTCAATGCTGCTGACTTTGCGGCGTGGCATTTACTTCCTCGGCCTCGGTCTTGGCTTGGTGTGCTTGTGGAGTGATTTGCGGATCGCGTCGTAAAAGAACTTGATCTGATGGTTCTTCAAATCGAACGGTGAAGGGAGCGACGTATATTCCAAACAGATTTGTAGGAACATCTCACCGTAAACGCTTTCGATAGTATGGCGCGGGCTTCCGCTTTCTCTGTCCCTTGGTAGCCGCTCGTCGCTCCCGACGCGTACGAGGTACGTGGCTACCTCTAGGCCAAAAAAAGCGTCACGATCGCTTGGCAGACTTTCAGATCGCGGCCGTGCATGTTTTCGAACGTCACCGCGCTGGTCTGAGTCATCTCGGCCATCGAGGCGAACATCTTCGAAATGTCGTGTCCTTTCTTTTTCTGGTCCATGGCCGAGTAGGTCGAGCCCTTCGGCTCGTGAAAGATGATCGGATCCTTGCTAGCTCCCATCACCGGCGTATAGATCGGCTCGCCTTCCGCGTTGACAACGAGGCGGCCCTTGCGGATTGCGCGACTCATTACGCGCTCGGCCGATTTGAACGCTTGGAGGTCCTCGTCGTCCATGCCTTCCGGCTTGACGTCGAGATCCATTTTTTCGATGAACCGATCGAAGTCGGCTTGCGCGGCGTCGCGCGCGACCTTTTCTTTTTCTACCGCCTTGGCGGCTTCCTTCGACTGCGCGTCTCCCTCGCCCGAGTCGATGCCCGTATTTTGCATTTGAGTTGCTCCTTATGTTGTCACTGTTGCGTGAGTTTCTGCGGACCCATGAGGGTCACATCCGACGTCGTGTTCTGCGATCCTGTCGGGAATTCGCCGGTGATGGTGCCTTTGCCCTGGTAGGTGACGCGCGACGCGTACGTCACCGCGATCGTGACGAAGTCGAGTTGATCCGCGACCTCTTGCAAAAAGTCGCTGTCGCCGCGCGACTCGTCGATCTCGACCGCTAGGCCGTCGAGCTGCCAAGGGACGCGCGTCTTGATCAGTCGCGCCGTCCCGTTGCCGTTCGGCTGCACCTCGTTGGTAAAGCCGCCGATCTGCCGACCCGAGTCGGCGTCGGCCGCTACGGGAAACAGTCGCCCGCGAATTGAAACGCTCTCGATGGAGCCGCCGATTGCTGTCATGTGCTTTTTCCTTTTCTGTTAGGCGGCCGCACTCACGCCGCGGCGGCTTGGGCTCCGAAGAAGAAGCCAAACTTGAGGGTGACGTCGATGATGTTCGAGTTGCCCGAGAGCTGCACCGTGAACACGATGTCGAGCCGTTTCGGATTCTGCGAGTTGATGACCGCGGTGATCGACTTCTTGGCTTTCGCGGGGTCACTGATGATCGCCTGCAACGCTAGCGCGTCGATGAGGCCGGCGATTTCCGCCTTGGCTTGCTTCGGCGTCTTGGCGTTCGGGTTCACCGTCGGTTGATCGTCGGGGATGAGTGGAGCTCCATCCCACTCCGGCGTCGCAAAGATGAGCGCCACGTTGAAGTGGATTTGTTGGAGCTTGACGATGTCGACAACGTAGCGATAGGCGGGAGGTGTCTCGCCGACCGGCGCATACATGGTGATCGTGTCGGCCATGTTGACGACGCTATCGACAACCTCGACCGTCGAGCTCCCGCCCTTCACCGCCGCGTCGCGCGTCGGGTAGTCCCACTGGTCGCCGTCGAGGCCGGGGATGAGACCGGTCGCGCGTTGGCTCCCGTAGTCAGTCGGCGGGTTGCTGTTCGCGACCCGAGCGACCCGAGCAACCTCGCGCGCCGCAACCACGAATTCCAGGTTGACCGACCCGGGTGCAACGAGTTGGACGTTGGTCCGGTCGGTGCCGCGCGTCGAGGTTACGCTCACCGCGGTCGGCTGGTCGATCTCGGTGTTGCCGTAACAGAACACCATCGGCTTGCGGACGATCGCGCCCCATCGACCCTCACCGAACGCTGAGAGCTCGTCGAGCGTGACGGCGTCGTCAAACTCCATTTGGTTGATCCCGATGGTCTCCCAAATGTTGCCGACCTGAGCGAGCGCCGCGGTGAGTGACGGGTTGACGGTGCCGCCGACGTGTTGGGTGATCGCGAAGGTCACGCCGGCACTCGGCCCGATGATCTCCATGAAGATATCGTTGGCCGTCGCGCCGAACCACTTCGATACGAAGTTTGCGACCGTCGCGCCATCGGTCGCGATCGTCGGCATCTCGAGGACCGCGTTGACCGCGGCGACGATTTGCGCGACGACCGTGGCAACGACGACCGCGCCGACCGGGATGGTAAAGCCACTCGAAAGGATCCCGTTCACGCGCACCCGATACTCTTCGGCCGATGTCGCGGCACCCGATGGCGTGATGTCACCGGCCGACGCGGCTCCACCGCCATCATCCTCGAGCGGATAGATCGTCACCGGGATCGTCCCGACGCCGTCGCCGTTGACCGGAAACAGCTCGCGCGCGATGAGGTGCGCCGGCGAGCCGTAACCATAGGTGTCGCCAACTTGTTTGGCGCTCGTCACCTGTTTCTTGGTTGTCGCGAATGTCACCGCGGTCGCGCCTTGCGCGAACACCGCGATCCGTTGTGGGAGAAACAAAACCGAGGCGTCGCGGAGGTCCTCGAATTCGGTCGTGACACCGACGACTCTGGCGATTGCTGATGAATCAATACCCATGATCTGATTTCTCCATTAGGGGGGGGTGGCTGCAAAGTCGGCCTCGAGGATGACCTTGCCGTCGCTTTGGCGCTTCACGAGGATCGAGATGAGATCCAATGTGGTTGGCACAACTTGGGGTGATAGTTCGTTGATTGAAACGGACAGCGCGAGCCGCACGCCGTGAACCTTCTCGATCTCGCGGCCTTCGATGTTTGGTTGGAAAGTGTTGATGGCGCTCACCTCGCGACCGGCGACGAGGTCTTGACCTTGAAAGCCAAGATAGGTGTACGCGCCATGCATGAGAATATTCCGGACGAGCTTCAACGCGCGTTGCGCTTCCTTCGCGCCCTTCGCATCGCCGAGGACATGGCCCGCGCTCGTTTCATCCGCGGAGCTCACTCCGTAGCCGTAACAATCGATGTTGAAGATCGCCGGCCCTTGTTGTCGCTTGACGTTGTTGCTCCGCCCGCGGTCGGTGTTCCACGCGTCGTACCAAATGTTGATGATCGGCGTGACGTCCTTTTGGCTCTGAGGCGCATCGATGAACGCTTGCCAAGGGTTGGTGGTCTCTGAGAAAACGTCGAGCTTCCAAAGGCGTGGATCCTTGTCCGCCGCCGAGGCCAATGCCTCTTGATTCGCGCTTTCGACAACGAGGATGGCCGCGAGCTCGTCGCGGACGAGCTCGAACGTGTCATCTTTATCGATCAGCTCAACGATTCTTGCTGTGGCCATGTTGCGCTCTTCCGTAGGTTTTCGCGTGCCGGAATTACCTGAAGATTCCAAGGCACATGCAAACCGGACACGGTTTGCCCTTGCAGCGGAACGATGTGATCGACGTGGAAGCCGTCTGGACAGCTCTCATAAATTGCCGCGATGGCTTTCTTGTCCACCCAAGATGGCGTGCGTTTCAGCTTTGCCGCTCTTCGGTTCGCAGCCCACAGGTTAACCTTCGCTTTGTTGGCGGGATCCCTGGCCCAACGTCGCCTTCCCTCGCGGATGTGTCGGCGTCGCTTCTCTATGTTCTGCGCTATCCAAGCTTTGGACACAGTCGCACAACGAGCTGCGTTTCTGGATTTCCATCGTCTGCTATAGACGAGATGTTTTACTGGATCCGAGCGAAGCGACTGGCATGTGACGCAACCACCGCTCGTCGCGAATCTTTCGCTACGGTGCCCGTTCTTGCATTCCTTGCCAGTGAAATACCGTGTCGCTCCGGATGCCAGTGCAGCTTTCCGAGTGGAATGCATTATGGAACGTAGTGCTCAAGGATCAGAACCGTGCCGCCGAAGTCCCGATCGGGCCGCGTGTCGCTCACCTTGTAAAAGTGCTCGACGTTGTCGGTGTCGGTGTGCTTCACAACCCATGGCTTGCGCTTGGCATCGGGGATCCCGATCGGCAGGTCCATGCCGGCGGCGATGACGGTGTCCATGTTCAACACGACGGACGCGATCCGACCGCTCACCGCTTGGCCGGTCTCGGGATCGATCTGCTCGCTCACGTCATTCGTCAAACCGACAAAGGTCCGCACTTGACCCTCCGGGGACGTGAGCTCGATCGACCGGCCGAAGCCGGCGGCGGAGTCCTCGACGATTGTCTTGAAATCCGCCGCCGCCTGATCTCTCAGGTTCACTTCTTGGTCTCGTCGACTTTCTTCGCGGCCTTCTTAGGTGCCGTGACGTAGCCGAGCTCGACCATTTTCGCGAGTTGCTCCTTGCCTTGTTCGACGTCCTCCGCGCGCTTGCAGAAGTCGCGCGCGGTGACGGGTTCATCCGGTCCGAGGACGCCACGCGCACACGTCAACGATTTGCCTTCGGCAACCCGGTGATGCATGCCCTTCTTTTGGGCGGCCTCTTTCCGAAGCGCTTCGTCCGATTCCTTGCGGGCCTTGATCTGTCGGTTGCGTTGTTCCGCCGCAACTTTCGGATCTGGACCCGCCGACGCTCCGACCGTCGGTGATGTTGGTTCAGCCAATGTTTTTTCTCCCTTCTTATGCCCTGGTGTTGAGGGTTCCGTATGTGTCGATCGCCGTCGGGATCGTGAGCGGACGCGTTCCGGCACTCACCTTGAGGTGGCGATTGTCGGGAGTGATCCACGCGTTCGTTGTCAGGTCGATCCCAACGCCGCCGTCCGAGATGCGCGGTGGCAAGAATGACATCGCGCGCGTCTCCGGTTGAGCCACCATCGGGATCGATCCGAAGGTGAGATCCATCCGGCCGCCTTCCGACATCATGATCACGAGATCATCGGTGACGTATGGCGTGTCCAGACCGGTTTGCGGGTCCTTGAAAAAGCCGTCATAGGTCCACATCTCAAAGAGATAGTTTTGGATCCAGACGAACCCTTGGAAGGTCGCGCCCTCACCGCGCGCTTGCGGCCGAATCTCGGCGACGAACATGCGACGATTGTCGAGGCGCGCTTGCACCTCGGTGTCGGAGATGAAGTCCTCGAACGCGAGGCGACCAAAGATCAGTTTGTTCGGCGTCTTTTTTCCGTCGCGTCGAATGATGACCGCGAGGGCATCGAGGTCCGCGAGCGGAGTTTCGGAGCCGCCGCCCCAATCGTTGGTGACCGTCGGGAAGTGGCTCGCCTTCGGCTTGAAATCCAAGCTGTAAAGCGTGACACCGTTTTTGTCGGGCAGATCAAGTTGACCCGTTTGCAACACCTGCGAGGATTGACGTTCGACCGCGCGCCGGATCTTGCGTTCCAGCTTGCGGAAGATCCGCGTCGATTCCCTGAAAGCGTTCGCGCCGAAATTCGGATCCTCGAAAGGATTCGCGCCGGCTTCACGCTTCAGGAGATTGTACGCGGTGATCGTGCCTTCCTCATCGTACACCGGCGGCGTGAACCGCTTGTTGGTGTAGAGATTGGACTCGTTCTGTCGAGCTCCTGCGGAGATGTCCTGAATCACGATCGCGACGTCCTCGTCACCGCGAACGATGTCGATCTCCACAAACTCGGTGTTGTGGAAGTTGCGCGGCGGACTCTGGAAAAAGCCGCTCAGGAACATCGGCGCTTCTGCCTCTTCGAGGTAGAGCTCGATCATTCGGATGGTTGATGCATCACTCATTTTTCGATTCCTTTCGCTTCAGCCGGTTGGCTTACTGATTGTCCAACTGAGCGAGTTGCTCAACGTCTTGCGTTGTGATGTTGAAGTCGCGGAGCCCGTCGAGCTCTACGGCGTCGATGTTGGAGCCGTCGCCATCGGCGTCGATGATCAGGCGGTCCCGGTTGACAACGCCATGCACGAGCGCGCGGATGGCTTCGTCGCCAGCGCCCGCGGCGATGACGTCATAGGTGAGAACGGCCTTCGCGATGCCGTCCTCGTTGGTGACCCCACCTTTGACGTATGGGATCAATTTGAGGCTCACGCTATCGCGCGCGAGGATTGTCCCCGCAACGACAGTGCCCGCGCCACCGAAGGTGAGAAGCTCGTCACCGAACTTTCCATCTTCGAGCTCGACACTTCCGGTGTCGACGTTGGTGATGACTGGATCAGGCATTTGCGCTCACTCCATTCTTGCCGTCGAGGATCGCGACGATGTTGTCGCCGAGGTCCGGGCCTTCGCCCGTTGTGGTTGCTGCGCCATCGACGGCCTCGCCGGCCGCGGCGCTGTCGGTTTGCTGCGTCTCGATGTCGGTGCGGTTGCGACCGGCCATCGAGTATTTGGCCATCAAGGTTTGTGTCATCTCTGACCCGTCCTTGATGGCCGCGATGGCGGTGGTCATGTCGCCGCTACCCTCGCCGCACGTCAAATGTGCGCCGACCCGATCGCGCTCTGTCGCAACCGCTTCCTCGCGGATGACGGCACAGAGCTCCGGGTGCTGTGCTTTTAGCTCTTCTAGATTCATGGGTTTTCTCTTTTCGTTTGGAGCCGCACTTGCGGCGGTTGCGGTTGGTGCGACTCCGGTGGCCGGAGCGTCGTCGGTTGGGGTTGGTGGATCGGTGACGAGTGCGAGATCAGGAACGGACACCGCCACGACATCGCCAACGGATGCGACCGGTTCGGGGGTCGCGTGCGCGTTTGCCTGTTGGCCGCCGCGCGCGCTCATGTCCTCGTCGATCTCTGAGCTCGAGGGTGGGGGCACCACGACGGCGGCGATCCCCGTCTTTGCGACGCGGTCGATCATGCCTCTACGCCGAGCCTCGGCCGACAGAAGGATACCCCCACGGCCGAAGGTCTTGTTGACGTTCGAGACCGTGGTACCTCGCCCGCGCGCGATGGCATCCGCGAAGATCGCATGTAGCGCGTCGAGATGTTCGATGATGACCGCCTTGCCCTCGGGTGTGCTCGGATCTGGTCGCTTGTTAGGAGCCTCGGTGCTCGTGATGTCGATGACTTCCTCCATGTGGAAGAAACTCACCGCGACGCCAATGCTCCCGAATTGGACAGCCGCGTTGGTCGCCGTGATCTTGCCGCCCGTCGCTGCGATGGCATAGGCCGCCGAGGCTGCAAATGAGGCCGTCACCGAGCTCGGCTTCTTGGAGGCCTCGATCGCGCCGAGGGTGTCGAACAATCCGTTGACCTCACCTCCGGGACTGTTGATCTTGAAAACGACTTTTTTGACACCCGGATCCGCGTCCGCGAGCGCGACCGCTTGGCGGATGCTTGCGTAGGTCGTGTTTCCACCGCCGAAAAGCCAGGCGAAAAAGTCCGGCGTCTCAGTCAGGATCCCCTCAACGGTGATCTCAGCGACGTCACCCGCGACGTTGAGGTTGCGCGGCGTGCCACCGTGGCGCGCGGTCTCCGCCACGCAACGCTCCGCAAAGTCTGCGCGTTGCGCTTCACTGCAATCGATCCCAGCGGCGCGGAGCGCGCGCAACTGCTCAGCGACTTCTTGCTCAAGTAACCACATCGGCATCAGGCGGATTCCCTTTCTTCTTTCTCTTCGCGTCGATCGTCCTCGTCGATGTCGACCTCACCGCCCTCGCCGTCGTCGGTCGGCGGTGGCGCTGGAAGCGCAGCCGGCGGTGCGGGCTCGAGTGGCTCGTTGGCTTCGGCGACCTCTACGTTTTCGAGTTTCAACTTTCGAATGTTGCGCGAGAACTTCGTCCCGGTGAGCTCGCGCGCCGCGCGGTCGCGCGTGATGAGTCCCATGGCGATCAAAAGCTCGTAACCCTTGGCGAGCTTCGTCAAGTCGACGGCCGGCTTGACGTGTCCCGACCAATCCGATCGGCACCAAGCCGCGAAGAGCGCAAACTCGCGCGGGTTGCGGAACGCTTGGAGCAATCCCTCGGCGGTGATCGTTCCGTTGAGGACGCTGGAAACGAGCCACTCGAAATAGATGGGTTTGCAAAACTGCGATCCGAATTCGGTGCGGATCGCGTTCAAGTAGATTTTGAATTCGTTGATCGCCGCTTGGCTTGCGCTGTAGTTATTCGAGAACGCGAGGCGCAAAATCTCGGGCGGCGTGTTGTTCGCCCATGCCAGCGTTTGGACGATCGCCTCTTCGAATTCGCCAAACTTTTCGTCCGTGCCATCCGCCCGAAAGCCAACCGGCTCCTCGCCGGTTTGGAGCTCGTCGAGGATGAGCCCTGGCATGAACTCGGCGACGTTGAAGCTTCGATCCGTGCCTTGTGAGTCGTTGACGAGCTCGTGACCTTTACGGACTGCGTTGCCGGACATGGGCTTTGTGCCCATCTTGTCCGTCCCTTTTTTGATGAACATCGCGACGAAGGAATTTAGGACAGCTTTGCGCAACGTCGCGTCGCGGTACCGGTCGAGCTCCTTGAGCGATTGCAGGACAAGCGAGAGCATCGGCTTGCCCCTGACATCGTGGAGCCGCTTGTCGGTGCCATAGACCAACCAAGCCAGGCGCCGGCCACTCTTCTCGCCGAATGCCGGGACCCGTTTCGACTCGAACTTGAGGACGCCGCGCGCGTGAACATCTTGTTGGATGTGATAGGCGACCTGGCGGCCTTGCTTGTCGAGCTCGACGCCATGCAAGACCCGGTTACCGTTTCGAAGGCGTCCACCTTGAACCATGAGCGGGTTGCGAACCAAGGCGCCGTTGACAAGGCGGATCCGCGGGAGGCGCGTACGTTGATCCTGTTGAATCATCACGAGGACGTCACCGGCGACGAGCGCCTCCATCCTCGCCGCCGCTTGTAGCTCTCCGAACGTTTGCCGCTCGACGTGGTCGCAAAGTCGAGGCATGTCCGACCAAACCTCGAAGAGGCTCTCAGTGAGCTCGGTCCAATCGGCGAGCTCGTCGAGCTCGAAGCCGAGAACTTTCTCCTCGGGGATCGCTTCGAGATGGAGGCCGGTGTTGATCTCGTTGATGACAAGGCGGCGGATCAATCCGCGCGCGTAAAGGTTTTCTTCGAAGAGCTGCGCGGAGCGCGCGCGCAACGTCCAGTAGTCAGGAACGAAAAGGTGCGTGTTGCCAAAACCACCGGGGAACTTTTCGCCGTCCTGCCAAACGTTGCGAAACGGCGCCGGCGCCGTTGGTAGGTGCGTCGCGTCGATCGTTGCTAACGCACTCTGACCGACCGGCATCGCCTCGAGCGCGGCGGCTTTCTTCTTTCGCCGTTTGCTCTTCTTTCCCATCAGGTCACCGGCCGCCCGTAGAAGCCAGCACCACACCGACGAGCGTCGAGGGTTGCAAGCCGGTTGTCGAGTTGATCGAGCGAAAGCCGAAGCGATCCGAGCGTGCCGCGCGTGACGCTCTGGCGAGTCTGTCCGCTGTCAAGTGTGTACGACTGCGCCCCGGCCGCGACCTGAGTGATCGCGGCTTCTGTGGCGATGATGAGCGCCTTGGTTGCGGCGATTCGATCCGCGAGCCATTGATCGTCGAGTGCGGTTGTTGCCATGCGGTGCGGTTACTTGTTCTCGTAAAACATCGGCCCACCCTCGGCGTTGCCCTCTTTGCAGAGATGCCAAAACTCGGGCCAATTGACGTTGTCCATTTCGAGCTGCCCCACGCAAACATTCCAAGCCAACATGTCGAGCGCGGCGGCGTTGTAGACGAGGAGATCCCAAAGCTCGTTTCGCGATCCCGATGGTCGGTGCCACTCGAATCCGATGCGTCGGCCGGTGGTCTTGTGAACCTTTGGACGCTTCGACTCGGCGGTGAGCTCCTTGAGCTGCTTATCGTCCGCGTCTCGAGGTGCGTTGAAGTGTCCGGTTGGTTGGCGATCGATGCCGCTCCAATTGCGCTTGAGCGCGCCGTGCCATCGTTCTTTGTAGAGGTCGACCGTGACGCTAAACGCGACGGTTCCCATCGGCGTCGTGAATTCTGAAAACTCTCGAAGCGTCGCGCCCTTCGGCGCCATCTCGCGACCTTTGATCGGGTAGACGTTGGACGCATATTCGTTGGCGAATTGGTACGCCTGATCCGCGCGATACCCTGAGTCAACGAGAACAACGGGGAGCGGATACCGCTTGCCGTCGTCGCCGTGATAGGCCGCTCCTTCGACGAGCTCGCGCAGTCGTCCCCATGTCCCGGCGTCCTCGAGGTTCTCGGTGTCCCCCTCGAAACGCCAATAGTCGATGAGGAAGCACGTCCGACCGTGGCACCATCCGAAAACGGCGACGGCGAGATTGTCTTTGTGAATGTCGACCGCGCCGGTGAGCAACATGATCGGCGCGCCGGTGTAGGCCTCGGCCAGCTTGTTCGGCACCTCGCCAAAGTGATAGTCGCGCCGGTGAGCCGACACCGACTCGAAGCGGACCTTTTCGCCGCGCACCTCGAAGGGTTCGCCGAGGATGTTGTTGTAGAAAGTCTGGAGGGCCGTGACGTCGATCGGTTCGTTCCGCTCTTCGTCCCAAGCCTGCAACCACTCTCGCACGCAAGCCTCCCAGGTTTGCATTCCAACCGGGGAATAGAGCGCGTTGATGTGGTAGCTCCGGTTGTCGGGATGCGCCGGCACCGCGGTCGGCCGCCATTCGGCGCCATGGTCCGGCGATAACAAACGCATTTTGTCATCGTTGATGTGCGGGTGTCCGCACTCCTCGCACTTGTATCGAACCGAACCGGGGACGAGCTTGCCGCCCTTCATGTCCCACACGATGCCGGTGATCTCGCCGGTCTCTTTGTTGGTGCGCTTCCACCGCAACGTTTGCGAGTGCTCGCACCCGAGGCACTTGACGAAGTAGAAACGTTGATCGCCGAGCATGAATTGCTCGTGGATCTTCGAGGCGCCCTTGATGCCCGGCGTCGAGCAGTCGAGGATCTTGCGCGACTCCTCGAAGCCCTTGGTACGCGCCTCGACGAGCTTGAGCGGGTCGCCGTCCTTGTTGGCCAGTGGCCAGCCGTCGATCTCGTCGCGAAGTAGGATTTGGATCGAAGCCGATCGGAGCTTGTTCGCGTTCTGAGCTCCGAGGGGGACGAGATAGCCGCCGCCCTCCCATTCGAGTTTTTTCTCAGTCCAACCGGTTTTGCGTCCGCGGTTGGCGTCCGACGCCTTGATGAGGTCGGCCAAACCAGAGTGGACGAGCATCGGCGTGATGTTCGCCTCCATGCGGAGCTTTGCGAGCTCGCCGTCGGCGGTGACCATCATCACCGGCGCCGTCTTGATGTGCGCGATGAAATAACCGATCGCGTTCTCGATGACGCCGACGGTGATCCCGATCTGGGCCGCCTTCATGATCGCGATCAAACGGATCGGACTGTTGACGCTCAGGCAATCGAGGATCTCGCGAAGGTACGGCGCGACGTCGAACCGATAATAGCCCGGCATCGAGGTGACGCTTGGCGGAAGGTAGCGCGACGCCTCGGCCCATTCGCTGGGCTTTACAACAACGAGCTCGGTCGTGAGCGCTTCGAATTGAAGCGCCAACCATTCGCGCTCCTCGGCCTCCCAATCGATCTCACCGTAGCGGTCGAAGTTTCGGATCTGGACGTCGTCGGTGTGCTCCTCAGTGGAGCTTGGGTCGCTTTCCGGTTCCGGCGTCGTCATCGACAGCCGGGCCGACCTCTGGCTTGCCAGCTCGCCGAGCAATCTCGTCAAGGACCCTTGCGGCATCGTCGCGACCTAGAACGTCCTCAACGCATTCGAGGAGCGCGTTGAGTTGATCCTTGATGCGGTCATCGTGGGTCGCTCCTTGGAGGGCTTTGGTTCCGAATTCGTTGCCGGCTTTGCGCGCGACGTACCACGCCGAAGCGCGCCAATCTTTCTTGCCGGCTCGCGTGATGTTCCGGACTTGCTCGGTGAGGGACTCGCCCTCGGCCGCGACGACCTTGGCCGCGAATGACTTGAACGGCTCCTTGGCCTTGGGGAGCTCGCCGAGGCTCATCCACCGCTTGACCGTCCGCTCGTCGGCCCCGATGAGCGCGGCCGCGTGCTTCCGATAGTTGCCGTCCTTGATGGCCTCGATGAACGTCGAGACGTTTTCAGGGGTGAGCTTCGATTTCGCCATCGTGCCCACAGGATACTGAACAAGCGCGCCGCGTCAAAAATAGATCCGATTTGGGCTTGCACTTCGGAAAGCGGTTTCCTATACTTCAGGAGTCAGCAGGAACCAAGGAGCCGAGACCATGAACACCATCACCAACATCATCCACGAAACCGTTGATTGCTTCGTTGCCGAGACCGAGGACGGCCGCATCCGCGTCGGCGCTCACGGCGCTGTTTTCACCGACTACCCCGCCGACCTCATCGACGTTGATGCTCTCGTGGCCTCCGACGACTTCGATGGCGATGCCGAGGAGCTCGCCTTGCACACCGAGGACCTCGCCTAAGGCTTCTGGCCCGCCCGTCCCACGGCCCCTGGCGAAAGCTCGGGGCCGTCGCCTTTTCTACTGAACAGAGGGGAGGGAGAAAAAAGATCGCCTCGGGTGCGTTTTATTGTTGACCATCGGAAAGCGGTTTCCTATAACAAGGGGGTCAACAGGAACCACCAAGGAGACCGACCCATGAGCTCATTCATCTGCGACGACCGCCACATCTCAGCCCTCGCCACCTTCGCCAGCGAGAACAACATTTGCGACCGCAACGAGGCCGAGGCGCTCGCCATCGAGCTCCACGCCGAGAACGTCCGAAGCGTGAACCATCGCTACAGCGAGAGCGACGCCGACGCCTTCACCTTCGAGCGTGTCGCCACCGCGGGCGAGCCGGTCCGCATCCTCAAGGCCGTCCACTGCTACCAGTACCAGGCCTGTGAGCATGAGGGCTGGGCCGACAGCCACGCCGCCAAGGTGTGCGAGGCCATCCTCTCGGCGGCGTGTCGCCAGCTCAAGGGCTACAGCGACGCGGCTTGGGGCTACTGAGCCACGGCGAGAGGGGGGGGGCCACCGGGGCCCCTCCCACTGAACAGGCGAGGCCCTCGAAAATAGATCCGATTTGGCCTTGCGTATCGGAAAGCGGTTTCCTATAACTAACTCATGGCGAACGGGACTCGAAGGGCGATTCAAGCGGCGGCTCTCGTCGCGGCCCTCGTCGGAGTCCTCGCCGGAAACTCAAACCCATCCGGGCGCTTCGTCCGCGAGCTCAATCCCACGGAGATCAGCAAATGACCGACCGACGCACCGACCTGAACGCCGCCCTTCGTTGGGTCCTCACCGGCATCGAGAACAGCGCCCTCACAAGCGGCTACCTCCGTTGGTCCGATGTCGATGGCTCATGGCACCAAACGCCGCACCGACCCGAGGCCGGCTACCGCGTGGACGCCGAAGGCATCGTTTATCGCATCATCGCCGAAGGCCGCGAGCGTCGCGTTGGCAAGGTCGACAAATTCCACGCATTCATCATCGAGGACTGAGGCCATGCGGATCGGTTCACTGTTCAGCGGGATCGGCGGCTTAGAGCTTGGCCTCGAATGGGCCGGGCTCGGTCGCACGGTGTGGCAAGTCGAATCCAACGCGTTTTGTAGAAGCATCCTGAGCAAACATTGGCCGGAGGTAAAACGCCATGAACAAATCGAAACAGTCGGAGCCGAGTGCCTCGAAAGAGTCGACCTCATCTGCGGAGGGTTTCCCTGCCAAGATATCAGCTCGGCGGGCAAGGGCGCTGGCCTCGACGGTGATCGAAGCGGCCTTTGGTTCGAAATGGCGCGCGTCATTCGCGAGCTTCGACCGCGCTTCGTCGTCATTGAAAATGTTGCAGCGCTCGTTATTCGAGGACTCGATCACGTCCTCAGTGACCTTGCCGCGGGCGGGTATGATGCGATCTGGCTCCCTTTACGAGCTGCCGACGTTGGAGCGCCCCATCGCCGCGAGCGGATCTTTATCGTTGCCTGGAGACTGGACGACGCCCATGGCGGGCGACGCTGGGCGAGGACCGCGACGAACGCCGAAGGGGCCAGGTCGCGGGGGTCAACGGGATCTGGTGACGGATGCGATCGAATGGCCGACGCCTCTGGCAACCGAAACGAAGCGCAGCAACGATCGACGGAATCGAAAACAAGGGCGGTCACTCACACACACGGTGCGAACGATGTGGCCGACAGCGACAGCCGGCGACGCGAGGGCTGGCGGCTCCCGCAACACACCGACGAGCAAAGCTCACGCGGGACTCAGTCTGACAGACGCGGTGACGACCGGGGAGTCAACTGGCCGCCAGGACCCAACGGTGACTGGGACGCCTATGTCCGAGCGGGTGGTCCTGAACCCGTGGTTCGTCGAGGCACTCATGGGATTCCCAATCGGGCACACCGACTGCGAGCCCTCGGAAACTCCGTCGTCCCGCAATGCGCCGAAGTGATCGGACACATCATCAAGCAACTTGAAAGCAGAGGACCTCAATGAAAACTAAAACAGACGGCCGCACTGGCCGCACCATCGCCACCGACGGCCAAGCCCTCGGGCATGCGCTGAGGTGCTCGATCCCGCGCCTCAAGGCCGCGGCGGTCGCTCACGTTTGCAAGGTCTTGCGAAAGCACAAGGGCCGCACCATCCCCGCGGCCGACGAGCTTGGCATCACCTCGCGATCCCTCACGACTTGGATCGCGGACTCGAGCGAGCTCGCCGCGGTCCGCGACAAGTTTGGCACTTGGGGCCGTGTGCCCGATCGGTTGGTGAAGTCATGAACGACACATCGAAACAGCTTCGAGCCGTAGAGGTCGAGCACCTCTTCGATACGGGCTCCAACGAGAATTGCCCCAAGGCGACACTCGATGCTTCGTCTAATCCGGTCTGCGATTGTGGCGCAGACGGAAAGAACGAGATCATTCAACGTGCGGCGGATTCACTAGAGGCATTGGCCGAGGTGCTCGCTCCGTTTGGTGCCGCTGTCCACCCTAACGGCAAGAGTGTCGCCGTGATCGATTACTGCTGGCCTTACTACGCCGCGAGCAAAGCCTTGATAAAGTTTGGTAGCGGCGAGGCGATCACCTTCACCGGTTTCAACGGTGTCGGCGACGCAACGCAATATGTGTGGGAGGGACTTGTCGAGTACGACGAAGGGCTGCACCGCATGGTTTTCCGCGCGAAGCATACGAAGGCGATCGAACCGATCCAGGGGCCGCTGTCGATGGTTAGCGAGTCGTCGGCGGAGGTAGACGTTGTGTGTCAGTTTGCCCCGATGAACTTTGACGGACAGCGGTGTCGCGTCACAATCGAGGTACTCGACGAGGAGTCCGACGAGGACGATGGCGGACCGCCCGATTCCGGCACCGGTTGGTAAGTCATTCGGCGGCGACCCGCTAGCTTGACGGGCCGCCGCCTGGCATTTCAAAACTTGAAATGGTTGTGGTTGGTAGGGAACGATGACGGCCGCGGCCGCCGCGTGTGACCTTTCGGCCACGTTCCCGGCATGGTTCACCTCCGATGCTGTTCGCAACCTCGACGGCTCTAGCTATACGCGCCGTCTCGGTCGGTGGTCTTGTGCGCGCGCGATTGACCGAGGGATCGTGGGGATCATCCCTTGCGGAGGATGCGCGCCGCGTTCGCTTTCATCGGTCGAAGCTGTGACTCGATGAGCTCGCGTACGATGGCCTCCGCGCGCTCGAGTGACTCGCCGGCTTTCGCCGCGGCGTAGACGCGCCGGCTAATTGTCCGCGGTGAATCGGTGACGAGCCGGCGTAGTCCCGAATCGAGCCATCCGAAAACGTGTTGCTTGACGAGCTCGCGCGAGATCAACTTGCCTTGGAGCTTGTCGGACGCGAGCCGCGACGATCGGACGTCCTCGATCTTCTTGGCCGCTTCGAGCCAGTCCTTGACCGTGCGCTCCGTTCCGAACCGGTCGAGGAGCTCGCGCAAGGTAAGGTCGAGATAGTCGTTGATGTCGAAGGCATTCGAGCGGAGCTCGGTCGGTTCCGCGGTATCACTTCGAGGAGGACCACCGGGTTTCTTCTTGGCGCGGGCCTTGGCTTTCGCCGGTTTGGCCGGATCCATCTGAGCGCGGGCGGGTCGGCGCTTGTGGCCTCGCGCGTATTTCTTGGCGGCCGGGTGGTCGATGTCGATGCGGTCGCGGACCTTCGCAGCCGATAGGACGTTCCGGCATGCCTTGGTGATTGCCGCCGGTGACACGCCGCACGTCGCGGCAAATTGCGACCGGCTTTCGAGTCGCTTGGTTTGCTTCGGCACCGTCCTCTAAAACGTCGAGCCCTCCAGGTTAAAAACGATCCGGACTTTTGAAATTGTCCAAGAAGGGCCGTCGCGAATCTGAAC